TGCCGAGCGCGGTATCCAGGAAGCGCACGACGAGTTTATGGATGCGCCCGATCTTGCCCTGACTCGTCCCATCTCCCCCGCCGCCTTCCAAGCGCATGGTCACGAGGCGGGCCGAGGCCTGAAGGCCGACCTGCACGGTACTCGCAGCGCGCACGAGGGTAATTTGACCCGACAGGACTTGCTGGGAGGGCTGTACGGCGCCGTCCGCCAGGATCTGCACGGTCTGCCCTTCCAGATGTGACAGCCCGCTGATGAGCGTGGCCGGAACCCCTGAATAGGTCAGCCCACAATCCACGTAAAAGGCGTCTGCCTGATCATCCCCTCCCGTCCCATCCTCGTCCGCCGATTCCCACGGCCGTTGCATCACCTCCACGTACCGGGTCGTCACCCCATTGATGGTGCGCTGGACGATCAACCACACTTCATCCCGGGAGCCATCGGTGGCGGGAATGACACACACAGACTCAACAAATCCATTGCCGCCAATCGGGTGACGATGCCACCCGGTGACTTCCTGGTCTTTGTCGTAGGTAAATCCCACCAGTTTGCCGTTACTGAGCACGCACCAGACAATCGAGTACGGTTCCCCCTGATAGGCAATGTCGATGATCCCAGTGCGGGTAATGCGATCGGAGAGCACTGCCAGGTCTGTCGGCACGAAGGCGTCGAGCTCCAGCCGGTAGTCGAGCGCGAGCAATTTGCGCCCCGCCCGTTGGACGTAGAGCAGCGAAGATCCCACCACCAGCGGTTGCACCGCCCTAACCCGCTTCTTGGCTTGGGGATCGATTTTGTAGTTGGCCGGTCCCAGCGGTTCGGTATTGGAGGCTTCCGCAAAGGTGAATTCTCCGCCCCCGGTTCCGATGACCATCTTCTGCATGGCTTGCGCCCACAGAATCGCATTCACATCCTGGGCGGTTAGTTGCAGCCAGATCGCACAATCCGCGGTCACCTCACCGAAGAGGTCCCCGGTCATGTTCTCGTAGTCGTTGGGAACGGTCCCCCAGAACCGCAGCTTTCCAAACCAGAAGAGCCGGTTGCGGAAGAACTTCACGCAGGCCGGATATTCGGTGGTCGCAGACCAGGCCCCCAGCGACCAGCGGGCGGTGGCATTCGGTGCCCCCACCACATTGGCCGGCAGTTGTTTCAGTCCGTTCTTGCTGTCCACGATCACCGTTGCGGTGACGTGTGTGGAGTCCGTAAAGGCTGTAATGCGGGCGATGCCATAACCCGAGTCCTGATAGTCCCACTGCACGCCCGTGGTGGATTTGCCGTCGTAGGCTGTTCCATGTTCCTGCGTGGGCGCGTTCGTGCCGGAGGTCGCGGCATTCAGTGCCTTGTAGGTCTTGCCGTCGAAGCGCGCCAAATCGTTGGCGTTGTAGGCAACGTGTACTTCCCAGGTTGAAAGGTTGTTGTTTTCCAGTTCAAGTCGAATGAGCCGCCCTACATCGGTGGCCGCAAAGAGCGCGGCAGAGGCCGTCAATGTGACCGAGCCGGTGGAAGCGGAGGCATAGACGGTTGTCGTAGAGGTGGAGGGGTCGTTTTGCTCGAGGAACGGTCCCTGCACAGGCTGATAGATCGAAAAGACCCAATTGGTATCGCTAATACGGGTCAGTTTTCGCGGGGCGTAGGTTCGATAGCGGTTGGCGATATAGAGCACGTCGCCGGATTGTTCGACATTCAGCGCACAGGTCCCATCCGCATTGGTCAGATCCGCAAGCGCGTAGGGGCTGACGATCTCGTAGGGAACACCTCCCGAGAGCAAGACTCCTCCGAGGGTATAGAACCGCACGTACAGATCCCCAAACTCCAGCACGAAGGCTTGCGTGGCCGAGAATTCGAACTTGAGCAACCAGCACCGATCGGTCTGGGTTTTGACCGGCGATACATAGCGGGTACCACCCCTACGAACCGCCGGCCCCTGCACGAGCGGCAGAAAGCCTTCGATCCGATGGCAGCCCGCGAAGTACTTGGCCAGATCCGTACGGCCGGAGATGTTCTGGGAGAGCTCACCTGCGTTAAAGCTGGTGAGGATCGGGGATGCCCTCACCGCGCCCTCGCCATCACCCATTCCCCATCAGCCACGGATTCGGACGCAACCTCGAGTGCGTTGGCGAGTTTCGCCTCCGATATCGCACGCTTGTACGCTGCCATACAGATCTGGCGTTTCGAGTCTGACTGTGTGATGCGCTCGCAGCATTCATCCGCGAGCCGGGCTGAGAGACTTTCGGCAAACGCCGCATCGAACAGCGACGCATCCGTGATGCGCGCGATGTAGCGGATATGCAGAGGAGCCGGGAGGTTGGTGAGGATCTTGTCTCCTTCCCGGGACCACAAGGTGCACGAGCCGGTGCGGTAATCTGTCAAATCCGCATGGGAGACGAGATCGCCTCCCTCGATGAGCTTCAGGAAGTCGCCAGGGACTTGGAACTGTCGCGCGTAGTCCGAGTCTGGAGTCGCGGATAAAGCCGCCAGCGAGACCCGCTGAATGCTGAACCGCCAGCGGTGGCGCGCGAGTTCCGCATCGCGGATGGGGGCGTAGTTCGCGCTGATCACCCGGGCGCGGTTGGTGTCGTCCGTGAGCGCAATGATGAGATCCGAACCGAGGAGCGTGAGCGCCCGGTTGGCGATGGAGACTTCGGTGGTCATCGCCTAAGCCTTTGATAGGCCAGCGACGGAATCAATGCTTGGTGTTTCTGCGGCTCCCTGCTATGCGCCTAGAGACCGGCAGGGAGGTCAGATGCGAGGGGCTACTTTATGAAGTCCACGATAATCGAAATGGGCTTGCCACCCGCTCGCATGTCGAAGGGAGGCGAGCGACCCACATACATCTCATTGAGCGGATACGGGTTGCATACAAACCGCTCGTCGTCGATGAAGTACTGATAGAAATCGATCTTGGAGCAGAGTCGCAAATTCGATTGGACAATGATCTCCAGCACCTGCTCATAGGTCGGAAACCACAGGTGCGCGTTGCCGTCGCTCCAGAACTTCGATATGACGGTGGTGGTCTTGGGATCGTAAACCGTCGTACCGCCCATCATCGCATCGCCCATGACTCGACCGCGGTCGTCGTAGTAGCTACGCCGCCTCAGCAGCGGACTGCGATAGTCCGGCATACTCAGGCGAAACAGCCCGCCAGTAACAAGCACGCGGTAGACGTCATTAAGCACACCCGGAACGGCGGCCCTCGGCAGATGCTCGAAAACATCCTCCGATTGGATCTTCCGAATCGTGCCATTCGCGAACGGCAGCGGATCTAGCGCGTTGTGTTTTATCTCACGAGGATTGTTCGGCTTCAGCGCGAGCCCCACAAAGTTGGGGATCTTGTGCTGTTGCGATCTCGGGTCCATGTTCCCGAAATAAAGATAGGGATCCGAAGGAATCGACACGGCGCTCATTGGCCCGGAGACTACTCCAAGGCAATCGCGTTTCAATACGCGCTGCCGCAATCAGTGATTGGTCCAGTTCGTGCCGTTGCAGTAAACCGGAATGGATACAGAACCACCGGCAGCCACAGTTGCGTTATAGACCGGAGTCGCTGCGGCATCCGAGACGGCGTACATGAAGCCCTTCGCGCCCGCGTTGCAAGTTGGCAGCGTTGCTACCGTAAGCATCTTGAGACCCACGGCTGCCGAGGGAATGAAGTTCTGTGAGGCGTCAAACTGCGCGGCTAATGCGGAGTTGGAACTGAGCCCAAGAATGCTGGCGGAAGGGCGATAGAGACCCGTAGTCGGCACAGTTCCTGAAGAAGTAACATTGAGGTAACTGGCATTCAGCGCCTGCGTCGTCGTCGCCCCGCCACCATTTAGACTGATGGCCCCACTGCCCGACACAGTAAAGGTTGGATTGTCCGTGGTATTTCCAAAGGTAATGGCGGTTTTACCTATACTGGCCCAGTTCCGAGCGGCGCCACCAATCAGAAGGGCCGTATCTCCCATGGATATGAAGTTGCCATCCGTTGTCGTGTTCGTTGCGTACTGTTGCCAGCTGGGCGCCGAGTAGCCGGTCTGGCGGTACCACGAGAGCGAATAGCCGTTAGTCCCTGAGGGCATCGAGAAGGCCGAGGGATGAGTGAGTACGGAGGCATCAAGTGCGGTGCTCGAAATGTTGATACCCGTGCGAAACGTCGCCCCGTTGGGGACGATGTCCATAGCGGCGGCGCACGAGGTTTGACTCAATGCCCCCGCTCCGCACCCCAACCGCTGAGCGACGGTCGCGCTCAGGACGTTGTAACCGAATGGATCGACATTGACAGCCGTATTCTGGTTCGAGATGTCGCTTTCGCTGCCGAACTGAAGAGAACTCGTTCCAGCACCTGCAGAGACCAACGTCTGTAGATACAGCCCCCAGAGTGCGTGAGAAGTACCCGTATTGTCGTTGATGGACAGTGCGGTCATGTTGATGGAACCGACCGCAGAGGCCCCCGTATTGTCGCTGACACGAAGTCCAGACAATACAGTATCTTGTTTGCCCGGCAGCCCTAGCGCGCAGACAGCCGCACGGTTGCAATAGGTCGGCAGCCACTCATCGGACCAGTTGGAGCTGTTCTGAGAAGCCTGACCGGCGAAGATATTTTGCGCGGCCAGATTGTTGGTAAGGAGTGCACTCGTGGTATCGAACTTGTTGTAGCCGATAGAGGCGACACCAGCGGTCACATCCGCCGAGGCGTTCTTGCTCATGACGATGCTGGGACTACCGCTGATATCTCTGACGGTGGCGTTGCTGGGGAATGCAGTCGCTTGAAAGATCAGTGCCCCGACGTAGAAACTGGAGCAGCCCATAACGCACGTAATCGTGGCAGAGCCATTCGTGGCGTTGATCGTGGAACCGGCCTGATTCTGAAAGACCGGATACAAAGACGTGCCGACCGGAAGTACGGCCGTGGTGCTGGAAATGGTACCCCCACCGAGCGGGGACACAGGACCGGTCACGTCGGCAGAACTTGTGGCCGCCAGACAAACCAACAATAGTGCGAGTAAGCGGCGCATCACTAGCTCGGTACGCGAGCGACGCTTGCGTAGATACCCGAAGGAGGTCCGCCAGTGATGGTCACTTGAATGGGACATGGCGGCAGGTAGAAAACACCCGCCCCTGCGGCCGTGAACGTGGTTCCCGCGCCCGCATCAACTAGGGTCGAGCCGTCAGGCCCCACGAACTGTAGTTTGATGGTCGCGCCGCTGAAGGTGCCCACAACGGTCATGACACCCATTCCCCCCTGCCACGCAACTTTGTTGCTCGACGCCGCTCCGTTGGTGATGAGGTTGCCGCCCGAGGTGGAACTCATGGCTTACCCGATCGGGTCGTTTTCTTTGACGCGCAGGTAGTTCGTCAGCGCTTCCAGGGCCTGCAGGACTGCGATGCGGCTCGTGGTCTTGGTGAGATCGATCTGGATCTCCACGGCGCTCGAGGTCGTGGAGGCGGATTCCGTCACGTCCGTGGGCTGCATCGCCCCCACGTTCGCACCATAGAATCGGGAGGCCATGCGCGCTCCTTACAGGGTGTAATCGACCACGGCGCCCAATGCACCGGTGCCCGTGGTGACATCTGTCGTGTGCACGGTGGCGCAGATGTCCAGCCCCGTCTTGGGATCCGCGGCCATGCCGATCGCCTGCCACAGCGGCTGGTTGCGCTTCACGAGCGTATTGCCGGAGGTGGCCTTCATGACGCATTCCTGATCCACTACTGCGGCAGCGCAGTCCAGGTCGGTCGTGAAGAAGGAGTCGGATGAGGTGAACGCGACCAACCCACCATCCTGGGGTTTGCGATACACCCCGATGTTGAACTTGCCCGCGGTCTGCGCGCCCGAAGAGACCTTCACAGACGTCACAATCGCATTACTCGGTACTTCCACCAGCCGGATGACCGAGGTTGCCGAGAGCGATGCAGTGACCGAGGCAATGTAGCCATATACCCGGAAGTTACGGCCCGAACCACCGGCACCCGGGTTGTTGGCCACGCGCGGGGTCGCTTCGCGGTTCGCGATAGCCGTGGACTTGAGAGTCAGATCAATTGCCATGTTTCACTCCAAAGTGGATACGGAAGCGATTTCAGATCAGCTACCGCACCAAATCTTGACGACTTTCTTTTCCTCGTTGCGCGTCGCGCCCACGCTCATCTTCACGTACACCTGGTAGGGCTCGCCCTGGATGTCGTTGCGCACGCTGACCGAGGTATTGATGTCATTCCAGGTGACCACGTGCATGCCGCTCTTGAGCCACATGGGGACTTGGCGGGAGCTTCCGGCGGCATCGTCGGTGGCTTCCGTGGTGGCCCACGGGCGCTCCGAGTGGATGAAATTGAAGCCGCGGAATGAGGTGATCAGGCCCCGACTGTTGTAGACCGGACGCTCATTGAAATCCAGGCTCAGCACCTGAATCTCGCTCATCAGCGCCAGATGATCCTTGGAGGTGATGCAGACAAAGATGTCGTCGTTCTCCAAGTCCGCTTCGTTGGCGAGAAAGATCGTGCGTCCTTTCTCCAGCTTCGCGACATTCAACGGTGAATCCGTGCCGCCCACATTCACACTCACCGTCTGGTTGGTGGTATCGAACGCGGTCGAGGTGGCGCCCGTCTTACCGGTGGCGGCAGAGGCGAAGAAGGCGTTGCCGATCACATCGTCGTACTTGCGATTGGCCGCCGAGACCGCATTGGTGACGTAGATCCCCTGCGGGTCGGTGATGATCTTGAGCTTGTCGAACGTGTCGATCAGCTGCGGTAGGTCCGCATCGTTCGGACGCGCCCAGCGCCGGTCAACCGCGGCATCCACCCGTCCCATCGGGGCGAAGCGGGTCGTGACGTCCTGCATTTCGATGGAGCCGATCTGATCGACCGGACTCATCTGCTCGCCGACACCCGTCGCAGGCATGCAAGCCTGACGCAAGCGTGACTGCTTCTGTTGCAGCAGCTGCACGATGTTCTGGTTGTAGGTGCTGACGTACCAACTGGGAATGTTGACGGACATGGCCGAGCCTCATGCGAAAACGCGTGTGGGAACCGTTTTCGGAAGAGGCTTATCCGCGAGGGGCCAGATCCTTCGCTGATGACACTCAGCGCGGGCGAGTTGCTTTCAACCGGTCAGCCGGGGCGCGTAACCTTGTCGGCTCAAGCTGACGATGCATAAGGACGGGGACGGAATCAACTACTTGTGATTGGAGAACAGGAACACAATCAGCGAGTAAATGAAGGCCAACCCGATGACGGCCTGCAACGTAAGCGACAGAACGACCTTCAGCCGCTCCTTCAACGAGCCGCCTCCATCTGCGGTCCGAGCACCGCCATCTTGGCGTGGAACTCCTTCTCCGTGATGCGGTTAGCGATACGGGCATCCTGCAGCTCCTTGAACTGCCGCTGTACCGCCTCTTTGGTGATGTTGAAGGAACTGCTCGCGCTATCGGCTGCCGAGAAGCCCGGCTCCCCAACCTTCGATCCCCACTGGTAGAAGTCCTTGAGCATGGTGGCGGTGCCAAAGGTGCGCTCGTAGGTCGCCATCTTGGCATCGTCCCAGCCAGCGGCTTTCAGGAAGCGTCGCGCGTATTCGGCCTTGGCGTCGAACTCCTGGCCCCACTCACCCTTGAGTTTCTCCAGCTGAGCGTGAGATTCGGTCTGCGCCTGGGTCTCCTGCGCCCTGATCAGCCCTTCGATGTGCGCGTTCCATTTGGAGGTGATGGCTTGCGCTGCCGATTTCGGGATGCCGGCTTCGTGGAACCAGGCTGAGGCTTCCTTGATGAGATTCGCCCCACCTTCTCCGGGAGGCGCGGGCAGTTCGTACTTGTCGGGCGCTTCGGGAACGCCGAGTTTGGCCCGGAAGGTTTTGATGCCCTCGGTGTCCTTCTCGTCTTTCGGCAGGATGACGGTACGGCCCGCCTTGTCCTCACCAATGAGCTTCTCGAGATTCTGATAGCTCGTGATGACGTCCGCTGATTCCTTCCAGCCCTTGTTGGTGACATAGTCCTTGACGGTGTCCGGATACCACGGTTGGTTCGCGGCTTCGCCAGAGGTGCTTCCTGCTGCCTCACTACTCGCTGCTGCTTCGGTCGTCATTGGATTCCCCAAGGTCGGTTTCGTCGAGGTCGATCATCTTCGCGATGCGCAAGTATACGTCCCGCATTCCAGCGCGGTACACGCTCGCGTGAGAGTCCACCATACGCAAGATCGGGCTCACCACAATGCCGCCTTTGTTGATGCCGCAGAAGCGCTTGAGGTCACGCAACATAATCGCGGCTTCCGGGTGCGGCTTCCCCTCCACGCACAGGGTATTGAGGTAGGCGAGCCGCTTGCGCTTGATGCGCTCGAAGAGGCTCACCGGTAGAGCCTATCGACCTGTTGCGTCATGCGTAGCTTTTTGCCGACGACTTCAGACTTCACCGGGTAGATGCGCAGCAAGGGTACGCCATCGCAATAGAAGGTCTCGGCCTCGTCGCTGTCCAACCGCACGCGCTGGCAGTACTTCTTGACCATATCCAGCGTCCACCCCGTAGGCCAGTAATGGTTGAGAGCCAGACGAATCTCCTGCTCCAACTGGTCGCCCAAGGCTTTGGCGGGCAGGTAGATGCCCTGATCGCTGACGAGGCTCAAGCCTGCCCTGCCCGGATCTGATCCGCTTTCGTGGCATTGAGCGCGGCCTGGGAGATCCCCGGTGCTGCAACCGCGGCTTGCTGCAGATCCGTCTGCTGCTGCGCCAGCTGCACCATCTGCTCGTAGGTCTTCTTGTCGCGAATCAGTTTGGCCGGTACCCCGTTGATTTCGGCAAGTTCGCGCACGGATGCCGGCACATCGATAACCATGGTGGAGTGCGGGTCCAGGGCTTGGGCAGCGGGCAAGGCTTCGAACGTGCGCATGATCGCAACCCCGTCCTGAGCACGCATGGCACGCGCCAAGGGTGAACGGTATTCGATCTGGTACTGCCCTCCCCGCTCGCGCAAGCTATCCGGCATCTCCTCCAGAATCCAGGCGTTCTGGCTCATGCGCGAGGCGATATCGATCTCACGCCCAATCAGCGGGCCCAAATCTTCCGAGTGCTGCCGGCCCATCACCGGTGCCAGCAAAGTGGCCTTCTGCTGCGCGATCTCCAGAACCTGTGTCGCGGTCATCTGCGGATTGTCGGTCAGCACCTTGAACAGCGTGACCAAGAACGAATCCTCGATCTCGGTCTGCTCAAGCGCCATCAACTCGAGTCCCAGTGGTATGTTCTCCCCGCCCTGCAACGGCTGCACAAGCGGCACGCCTTCACTGTTCAGCGCGCCATGATTCAATGCAGCAGAGCGCATGTTGAAGGGTTCCAGCGCCCCATCCTCGGTCAGCAGCAAGGGTGGGTCTACGGCTTTCTGTCCCGCCCGTAGAACGGTCTTCTTCTCCTCGTTCAAGGTCAGGATCGCGCCCCACGCGGCCATGGCAGGGGACCGCGCATAGGTCTCATTCGGCGCCAGCAGATAGCGTCCGATCGCGAACGGCCACGCGTGATAGCCCGCTTCCTGCAGGACCGTCTTGCCCTCGTAGCTCACGTAGTACGAGCTCCACGGCATCCCACGATAGTCTTTGCGACTCGGGATCAACTCCTGATTCGGCTTCACGCAGTGCAGAAAGTCGAATTTCTTGAACGGTTCGTCCTGTGCGGCCTTCGTGATGGCTTCGGGTAATGCGCTCCACCCGTAGAGCTTGGCGCACTGCACCGCCTGGTGAGCCGACAGAGAATACTTGCGATACATCGTGTCAATGATGCCGGCGTGATTCTCGGCCCAGAACAGCTCCTTGAGGAACAGGTGTTTGTAGCGGGGGCCTTTGCCGATGTCCTCATCCACGAATAGACACGAGTTCCCGAATGCACCCACGGACAGGTAGCCCTGGGACTTCTGAGCGGCGAAGTTGGCCGCGGGACGATAGCGCAACGCAAACAAAAGTTTGTTCAACCGCTCAAGGTATACCTTGACGTCCTGATCATCCCCCAGCTCGTCTTCGTCCTGGGGCGTCAACCCATGCCATTCCTGCGTACGTGGAGTGAGCAGGTCATCCAGCACCGCCCCGAAGCGTTCATTGCTGATCACGGGTTTACCGGTGAACAGCCGCTCCATGCGCTTGGTGCCCTCGACGTCATCAACCTGGAAGGTCGCTTGTGAGGGCATGACTCGGTAGGCGATCTGTTGCCACCACGCATCCCACTGGTTGCGGTTCTCGGCGAGCTTCGCCTGTTGCTTGAAGAACCAGTCAGCCTCGCTCATTGGCCGAGCAGGCTCTTGGTCCCGATCGAGGGCGTGCCACCGGTTCCCGCCCCGTATATGTTGGCCAGAACTCCTTTGCGCAACCGAATGCGATCCGTGGCCTGTTGCGCCTGTTTGGCCTGGTCGACCGTCGGAGGTGCCATGCCGGCAATGCTGGGCGCTTTGGGCGCGAGCAACTTATTCGCCAACACCCCAGCTCCCACCGCAGCCGCACTGGCGGCGGCCGCAGCGCCTAATCCTGCACCCGCTGCAGCCCCTCCTGCGGCAGCCGCTCCGGCCCCTGCGGCGGCTGCTCCACCCGCAGCCGCTGCACCGCCGGCAGCGGCTCCTGTAGCACCAGCTGCGCCCGCCGTAGTGAACAGCGATGCAATCCAGGGGATGGCTGCATACCCGCGCTGATATCGTGGTCCGATGTTCATGCTTCGAGCCTCTGTCGTGGGCGCGACGGAATCAAATCAGGTGATGGCGTAGCGCTGTTTCTTGGCGCCGCGGTTGTACTTGCCACCGGGGGCGAACATACGGGCTGTGGCTTTGGCGTACCCTTGAGGACCCGCCATCAGTAGCAACTCGGCCAGATCATCCTGCAACCTGTAGGTCCGCTCAGGTGATCGCATACCGCTCGCGTTGCGCTTTCTGTTCACGTCGCACCAATCCTGGGAAGAGTTCGTAACATGCCCAGATCATGGCATCAGCGCGGTTTGGAGAGCCCTCGCCAATGTACCCTTGCGTCGAGAAAGACAGCAGCTCCCCCTCGAGCTCGCGGAACTCACCCACAAGCCGAATCTTGCCTGATTCATACAGAGCAGAGATGGGCTCGGCGCGCACTGCCTTGCCTCGTGATGCGGTGACCGCTTTAAACGGTGTTCGCGGACGAGCGGTCTGAATCACGTGCGAGACCATTGCGCCACCGAAGTTAACTTCCCCAACCACCACATCTGCCTCATGTCGGTCATATGCATTGGTCGCGATCCGGCCCCATGTCAATGGGCCGGCCTTGACGGTGCAGTCCTCGAGTACGTAGCCGAGACCATCACGTCCCAGTCCGCACACCACGATTCCGATCTCGTCGTTGTCCTCGTTGTTTTCATCGTCCGAGCCGGAAGGATCGACCCCCACCGCGATGCGCTGCATATCTGGCAGCTCCGCATTCAGGATTCGCCAGCGCTCCAAAGTCTCCTCGGTCCACAGCGCATTTGGATTGGCCTCGCCGAACTCGCCTTTCAGGAACCGTTTGCGCATGCGCTCGGAGAGCGACTCCAGAGTGGCCAGATACTCGGGTGCCAGGTTCTCCACGTTGTCCGCAGGATTCATCTGCAGAGCAGCGTAGTTCTCGGGATGGGTCAACGGATGTCCTGTGCCCGGATCCTTCTTGGCAACGAACAGCAGATAGCACCAGTGATTCTTGGGCGGTGGATTGCAGTCGTAATACATCCGCGGCTTGAGTGGCGAGTCGTCCTCGCCCTCCACATGCTGCATCACCGCTTGAGCTAAGCGAGTGAGCGCAATCGCACGCGATGACAGTGGAATCTGGCTGCACTCGTTCAGGTAGATAGTCACGTATTCCTGACCCAAGATCTTTTCGGTGCGCTCCTTGTCGTCCAATCCTCCAAACCAGATCGTGGCCCCATTGGGTAGCTCGGCGAACCAATCGGTCTTGTCTAGCCGATAGGTCACCTGCGGGAAGCACACCTGCATGACCTTCGGAAAAGTGTCGTGCACGATCGCGGCTTTCACGTGATTGAAGCGAAAGCGCAGGATCGCGTGACGTGAATGCGCAGCCTTGAGCGCTCGCATCACCACAGCACGCACGAGCAGGAATGTCTTGCCGGAGCGCGAACCCCCATAGAGCAGGATCTGAGTCGCCTCTCCTGCGAGCAGGGCTTGAGCTTGCAGCTGCCGGGCGGTGAAGTTCACAACTTCGAATCATGAGGAGCGGCAATCACCTTGATGGCCAAGTCGTCCCCATCCTTGCCGGTATGCTCCGTGCGCGCGAGCTTTGGCACGTGATACTCAAGCAAGTCTGTGAAGCAGTTGAGTGCGGCAAGAGGTCCCTCGTCCTTCGCAATCTCATCCAGCCAGCCCTGCAGTCGGTGTGCATTACCGCGCTCAAACTTGCCGATCGCCTCCCTGGCAGCCAGCGTGGCCTTATTAGGCGTCCCCTTGGAGCGTCCGCCGTATTTCTTACCCTTGGCCACTATCTCGAACTACTTTGGTTCTAAAGCTTTGCAGCCACCCGGCGTGCCTTGGACATCGCGGCATAGCCGTTGGCGGGAATGCCATTCACTTGGGTCTTGTGGCCCAAATGCTCCAAGACCGTCTCCGTGAGCTTGGCAATGAGTTCCGGCTCCGGCTTGAGGTTCGTACGGTTCAGGGCATCGCGCAGCTGGTCGATCTCCTGGGTATTGCCATCGGTGCAGGAGAGCCAGGAGAGGAACTGCTTCAAGCTATGATCCAGTCCTCGGGCCAAGCGCATACGCACCATTTCAACGTTCTTCATCGGACATAACTCATGCGCAGCGCGAGATTGCCGCCGAGGGTGCCGGGATTTTTGGCGGTCACGACCACTTCGTAAATCTGGTTCGGGTCGGCGGTGAGGCCTAAGAGCTCCCAGACGCGCAGCACGTAGTTCGTTTTGCTGGGGTTCAATCCCACTACAGAGGGCTCGTAGACGCTCGTCCAGCGGGGTCGCTCCGTATCCAAGGTGATATTGGAGCAGAGGATCTGGGCCGCCAGGGGAATGGGATCACGACGGGCGGTCGTGGGTAAGGCACCGCCTCGGGCGTAGGGTTGACGGACTCCGATGCAGTAATTGGATCCGGTGGGATTCGGATTCGCATCGCTGATGGCCTCAAGCGTCACGATACGGGCGTTGCTGGGCACCTTGAAGAACCGATACAGGGATCCGGGTTGATCGGATGCACCGATCCCACACACGTCCGCAACCTCGCGAGGTTCGGCACCCGACAGATACGACGGGCTTAAGGGATTGAGCGGCTGTAGCTCCTGCACCAGCTGATTGGAGAACCGTTCGACGACAGCTGGAGAGACCGGGGGCGTGATGGGCGCGGCATTACCGGTGGAACGGGTCACATTCACAACCGAGTTGGGCGCCACCGCGACGTTGGCAAGCGGGTTCTGCACAATGGCCAACCCGAGGGCAGCCGGTCCTGCGGGATTCGGATCATCCTGATCGCCGTAGTTGGCAGTGAGGTAAACCGCTGCGAGGGCGGAATCGATCTGGCTCTGCGTCTTGCCGATGAGATTGGGGACCGTCACATTGCCCGTGACGATATTCAGGTCTCCCGTCGCGGTTTCGTTGGCCGCATCGGTCCACGTCCAGGTCATGGTGGTGATGGCGGCAACCGTAGGAGTGCCGGTCAGAGCTCCGGATAAACCGGCGGGATAGCTCGAGCTGGTGGTGGGGGTCAGAGTGTCGCCTTCCGGATCCACCGCAAGAGTAGCGATGGTAACGCTCGCAGCCGTGTTGAGCGGCAGGAAAACCGCCGGGATCACATTCGGAGAGTTCGGCGCGATCGGCACCCGGTTGTTCACATAGTCGGTCGCCGACCCGATCAGGGCACCCAAGGACACGCTGTACGCATCGAATACCGCTTTGCGTCGCGATCCATCGCCGACCGTGGCGAGACTCGGCACTCCCTGTGCGGTGAGTGTGATCGGAACTCCCCCCTGATCCGCCGCATCGCACACGAACACATCGCCCGTCACAACGGCGGTGGAAGAGCCATTCGCCACCGATTGCCCCCAGGTCGCAAAGCCTCCGGAGGTGTAGGTGCTATATCCGGTGGAATCGATGCCGTCGAGTGTGAAGTGATCGGCATCCACCTTGGTGAGCGTGGTCAGGGCGTTATTGATCTGCGTCATGCCACTGACGCCGTAGATCTCCACGTCATCGCCGGTCGAGCGTCCATGGGCCACACACGTCACCGCCGCAGGATTGGCTTTGGTGATGGCCGTAATCGGCGTCATCACAGCACGCACGTACTGCTTGCCGGACGGCGGGGCTTTCAGCTGATCGGTGAAGCTCACGACCGCGGAATTGCCGTTGCCGTTGGTCAGGCAGTGATAGACGTCGTAGACCGGCAAGGTGAGACCGGTGAGCGTATTCGTCCCCGAGACATTCAGCGTCAGCGCGGTGGACTGATGGGCGACGTACCCCGTACCGGTTCCGTTGATGATGTTCGTCGCGGTGGGGGTCGCTGAGCCCTTCAGAAATGCGGCCTGCCACCACGTGGCGGTCTGGTTGCTCGTGGCGCTGAAGGCGTATCCATCGGTCGTAGGACCCGTGAGCGTGGGACCGGCGGTAAAGGAGGCAGCCGCCCCCGAGGAGGCCACCGTCATGTTGAAGATCGCCGAATCCGCGATCAGGGTGGCGGTGGTGTTGTTCGTGGCGCGGAAGAAGAGTCCGGTATAGCTGCCCACATCCCCTGCTGCCGGTGTGCCGCCAAAGGAGTTTCCCGTGAACGTCAGCCCGGTGAACGTCTTGGCCGTATGCGCGATCGGATAGACGCTATCCCCATTGGCCCAGGTGCGAGTCGTGGCCAGTAGTAACGTGGTGCCGGAGATCGCGAGAATCAGCGTCGGGGTCGTCGAATTGGTGATCGAGCAGTAACTGTTGGCGGCAAATCCCGCCGCCGAGGTCACCACCAGCGTATTGCTCGCACTCCCCGCTCCATTGGCGGTCGTGGCCGCTCCCGGCGCTGAGAGCTGCCGAACAGACCCGGTGAAGGCGCTCGAGACATCCTCGAACTTCGTCGCAAGGTCAATCGCGGTAATCGGGGTGCCTTGCGTATAGGACAGATTCCCCTGGGCTGCTGCGGTCCACCACGTTCCTACGACCGGCATGTCAGCGTTGCTGAAGGTCGTACCCGTGACCGTCAGTGACATGCTCCCGACGTCGGCGGTTTCGGGTGAGGCATTCTGATTCAGCCGGCAGTAGTAATCACAGGCCAGCGCCCGCGGATGAACCCCAGCACCCAAGGTCGCGTGCTCTAGATCCGTGAGCACCCGCAGCCAGCCCATCAGATGCGCAATGAGACCCGCCACTGCACCGCCTGAGCCATCCGAGCGCCCGCTCACCCGGAAATGGTTGATGCCGGTGGGTCCCTGGTTGGACCCGCTGCCGCCCTTGCTCGCGCCATCCAGGTAGGAGTTGCGCGAAGTGGCCGACGTCCAAGAGGCGCTCGGTAAGTGCCACGCACCCGTGGTAATGGCTGCGCTCGTGACCGACTCAGCGGTTGCAGAAGCTCCCGTGGTCTGCGCGGAGACGAAGTTGGTTCCGTTGAAATCCAGCGACAGCGTATGGCGGTTGAATGCAGACCCGCTGACGCCAATGCCCATGTAGGCCCGGTTGGAACCCGTAGAAGTCGGCTTCACCCAACAGGCAAGCGTGAGCGGCAGTCCCGTCGCAAAGGGCGAGGAACTCGTGAGATTATCGGTAAGGGCTGGACAACTGCGGGCCATCAGGTGGTATTCCAGTTGCCAGCCGGGAGCGCTCTTAATCCATCGCCATTCACCGCATTCACCGCGTTCACGATGTCAGGACTGAACTTGTAGGTCCCATCCGTACCCGTGTAGGTATCCCACACGTGGTATTGCGCTTTCTGGAAGGCGTTTGCGTAGGTGAGTAGCTCCGTGGGTGAATTGATCGAGCGATAGCCGATGCCGAGATTCTGTACCTCGGCCACCCAAATCTGGTGGTCCCCGAGATCCTCATAGTTCTGTGTGGCCACCCCATTGGCGATCTGATAGCCGCGAAACACGTAGGAAGCCTGGATAGTGCGAAACTGACTCGGGTAGTTGGTTCCCACTACGATCGGATAGTGAGTCACGCCTTGGTTTGGAACCTGTGGGTCCGGTCCTCCAAAAGCAATCCCACCCAACTGTTTCATCACGGCAAAGAGTGACAGCAGCGCGGGATCGCCTTCAACGAAGTTGCACAGAAACCGCAACAGTGTTTGTGAGGCAACCTTGCGCCAGGCGGTGTAGTTGGTCTTGAGAACCTGATACCACGCCGATGCGTGATCACCGCCTAACCCGGTCCAATTGATCGTGGTCTCTTCGTACGGGCAGGCCATCTCGAAGTAACGGTTGCCGTCGTAGCGCTGCAGGATGTGGGTCCACAGGTTCTGAATCGCGGTCGCACAGTTGTCCTGCCACACAGCTGCAATGGCTTGGAATCCCGCCCCCGAACCGGACGCCGGCGCCACGACCATTCCGCTGTTACGCGCGTAGGCGGGAAAGACCCCTCCGGGAATACTGCCGCTCGGCGTCCCAAAGACGCGCTCGCGCATCTTGACCATGAGGCGCTTATTGCGGTTCTGGCACTTGGTCAGGTAGCTATCGAGCAGCGCATCGCATTTGCTGTAATCGCCCTGGGTATCCCCTTCCAGATCCGACCAGCCCGGCTCGATCTGAATCCCGACGAACTTCGCCATCCCCGCCGAGGCCATGAACGTATCGTCGGTCGTGGCATTCGGATGGTAACCGGTGTTCCAGGCGTAGTTGCCCCGATGGGCTTTGTAGCCAGTGCTGACCGCGACAATCGACCAACTCTGGATCGGGAAATTGACGACCGTCCCTGCCCCGTCATCGGCAGAGACGAACAGCGACCCATTGCCCACCACCCCGGTATTGGTCAGATTGCTGCCGCTAATCGTCCACCCGCCCAAGGACCCACTGGCAGCATTGACGGAGAGCGTGGCGGTGGCGGATGAGGTTCCGGTCAGGTACTGGCGGTAGTTGAAACTCTGCGCACTGGGGGCGAGGCCCGTGAGCACGATGTTCGCAGCGTTAAAGGCCACGAGATCGATGCCCAACGAGCTGGCAACGACAGTCGGCTTATTGCCCCGCCGCCACCGACCGTCGAGGGTGGCGTCTGAGTTAGGAACCCAGTGGAACGAGCGGGCCGCCAGCGCCATGTTACGGCGCGGTGTTGTCCGTGACGGCCTTGGTGAGCCTGTCTGTCTGGGCGCCGATCGCATCCGACAAGGCCTGCAATTTCACCGGATCCGCCCCGGCAGCAATGGCTGCATCGAGCTTGGCCTTCAGGTCGGTCAGCAGCGCAACCACGCTGTCCTCAACCGTGCCCAGCGCAGTCACCTTCGCAACCACATCGTCCAAAGTCGCCATGATTTTCTCCAGTTTCGACAACAGCAGTTGGGAGAACGGACCGTCACGCCCGAGGGCTCGAAGGAGCGCCTCCACTTCTGCGTGATCGATTTCGATTTTCATGGCATGTCCATATACTCACTTTTTTCGCAGTGAGCTACTTTCCGCAAATCTGCACCAGCGTGCGCGGGTAGGCGGTCTTCGGGATCAAGACCTGTAGCGTGGGCAGCAAGGTCATGTGCTGCGGATCGTCATTCACGATCAGCCGCTGTTCACGCAGCGAATCAATCAGGCATTTCAGCCCACCTGCCAGGTTATCCTCGTCCAGCTTTCGCCGGCCCTCCCGCGTGATCTGCACCGTGACCTGTTCCGGAGGCGCCGCCATGCTGACGCGCGCTTCGTTCTTGGCGATCAATACCAGCATCGACCAGTGCCGGCGCATGCGCTGATGGTGGCTCCAGTGCTTGCCCTTGAGCTCGTTCAAACTCGGAGACGCCTCGGGAATGCTGAGTGTGATCATGTTGTTCCCCCGAGGTGATGTGCCTCGCAGATAGCGCGGGCTAACTGCGGGTCAGCGTGGTGGCCGATTGGTTTTGGCTGCGGGTAGGTCAGACAGCGCGCGTGATACGTAACAACGCCCTTTGCGTCTCGGCAACCCAGCAACTCGTACTTCCCATCAGCGGTGCGCTGAGTGGACTTGACAGGATCCAACCACTGCAGTTGCGCCCGAGCAGCGGATCGTTCCTTCAGAAGTGCCATCATCTGGCCTTGGGTCTTCAGTTTCGGCTCTGGCGGGGTCAGCGCTGATTTTGGGTACGGCATTGTTTTTGCTACACTGCGGAAGTGGAAAACACCATGAACGCCCTGTTGCAGCTCATTCTTCGGTACCCTGAGGCGTTTGCAGAGACGCAGGTTCCGTGTTGCCTACGAGGTCACTGGCTGGCAGCTCTGGAACAGAAACGGGTGTCCGATAAGCGTCGATCACTCGTGGCTCGTTCATAAGAGTTTCGCCTGCGGCGACTGCCCTACTTTTCTCTGTTTCATTGTTAGACCCCGCATTTGCTCAAAGCGTAGTTTGGCCTGATTAGAAATCTCGATTCCGACCACCCTGTGTATCCAACCCTGAGTCGGTGGCCACTTCACACCGAGGCAAGCCAACTGATCCCGGTTCCAACCTCCGTTCCCACTCTGGTGAGCCCGGATCCACTGCTCGCTAACCCTGAACATCCAACCCCCTCCAGATACCCCTGATGGCTGATCTCGTATCCGGCAGGTGCACAAGGCCCATTCCCGAGTACGAACCTCAGGTCTGGAGCCCTTCCTGACGACCGAGAGCCCTGTAGAGCCGGTCAGGGGTGGTCATGCAAAGACTCCACCTTGAGAAGCACTTTCACGGACCTTTGCCCCGTGCTAGCTCGGACCCTCTCTTTGACTCGGTCCTATCGCCTGCGCTAGATTCCCCTGATGGCGATTTGAGCCGTGCGCGTCAGTGTCACAACCTCACGCACGCTTGAATTGACTAGTGCCCGGTAGGTTTACCTCCGGGCATTTTCATTTGGACGCCCGGCTGCCTACCGTTGGGCCATGCAGCATCGCGTGAGACGAGCCCACCGATCTGGACGGGCGAAGAAAGGGCGTAGTTATGTTGCGAAGAACTACACCCGTATCCGGGCTGTGCCATTCTTCGCATAACAAGAATTAATTCACCGCAGCGCGCCGATTCTTCGGCTGCTCGCGGAAGTAACCAGCGAGTTTTTCGATATGACTGACGCCCGGATCTTTGATCTCGCGCCGTGCAATCTTTTCGAGGGTGCGCAAGGACACTCCACTGCCCTCCGCAACTGTGGGCCAGCCGCCTTTGGCTTTTTCAAGGCGGTCCATAACGAAGTCGTAGAGGGATTCCATGACTCGTGACTGTAACCCCGTTTCCGGGAGTACGCAACCCGAAAGCGGGAGGGTTTCAGCTATATCGTCGCAATGGATGGGACGACCTAAGACACCGACGCTGCCAAACGACGTGATCGGCCGATTGCTACGCGATCGACTGCTCGAGTTGATGCCGCTGGCTTTCCGCTCTGCGGAAAACGAAACCGACCAGATCGCCGAGCTCGCCAAACGCTCTGGCGTCGGAAAAGAAACTATTCGATCAGCCCTCAAAGGGGAGCGCAGTCCACGTCTAGTAGCTGTGGACGCTATGGCGCGTGCACTAGGCTTGTCCGTCGCGGAACTATTGACCGTCCCAAAAGCAGCTAAGGCTGATGACCCTTTCCCCAAGCGTCGCGACCGCCACGCGGACAACGTGAAATCAGCCTAAGTCCAGCGGCCATTTTGACGCTACTAGAGACGCAAACGCACAACAAACTGGACCATTCAGCCGGGAACGCCGATTTAACTGAAGAAGTCTAGAGATCTTAGGAGGCCGATAATGACTGCCGCCTGGGTCGGATATTTTATCGCCGCGACCTTGGTCTACGGCTTGGTCTCGCGACTATTCCTGTGGATCTTCGCCCGTAAATTACGCACCTTGAGCCGTCTCACGATGGTGCATGCATCCGCACTCTTTGGAATTGCAGGATCAATCAACACAAGCGGATTCCTTCCTGTTGAAACCTTCCTGTATGTTGTCGCCGCCACGCTCTGGTTTGTCTTCGACTTCGCTCGCCTGAAACCTCCCGCTTCAGCCTAACTCCTTCCGCGCTGCAGAATAAAACGCAGCAATAATAAACCCGCTTTCGGGTTGACAACTCCCGTTTCCGGGTTTACGCTCTCCCCATGGCCTCGCACCCCGACAAGTCCACCGGACAAGAAAACCTCGCCAGGATCGGTGTACCTCGGGGTGTGCGGCCCAGCTGCTGGTGCCATGCCGGTCTGTGGCAGGGACATTGCCCGAGCTGCGGTGCGCCGGCACGAGCGGTTAAATCGGCGGGGCACTTTGCTCGCTGGTGGCATGTGTATCTGACGTTGGTGGTGGCATCGGTGGTGGGTTACCTGTTGGTAGGAGAGTTCTCATGAAACTGCGCACCAGCAACTTGTGCGGATTGAGATCTGAGTGGACCTGTGTCGATGACGAAACCTATGCCGGCCCCGGCTCGCTGATCGGCACGGGCGCAACTGAGCAGGAAGCCAAGGACCACTACATGGAGCAGTGGGTGGCGAAGCAGGTCGATGACGACATCGCGCGCGCCAAGCCTGCCTTGCAGAGTTGGGACGAAATGCTGCGAAAACTCGTGTTTGGAGGGCCGCGATCATGACCGTCTTCTCCAGTCGCGCATACCTCCATGGTGAGTTGACTCGGATGCGGATCGACATCGAGTTGCGCACCTTCGCGGGCGAACGCTCCAAGTCCCTGTCGGAAGCACCGCTGCTGTTCCTGCAAACAGCGGTGCAGTTGA